GTGAAGCTCTTCGGTGACTACGCCGCCCGGACGATGGTTGAGGCCTCGGCCCAGCTGCTGCTGCAGGCGAACACGGGAGGGAAGATCAGCGATCAGACGTTCCGCGACGAACTGCGCCGCCGCGGCATCCTGTCTGCGGATGTGGACGAAGATGAAGAGCAGGGCAGACTGGAATCCCAAGGACCCAGCCTCTCCGGTGGACTGAACGACCCGAGCAATGGCCTCAATCAATGAGAAGCTGGCCGATGAGGCAGTCCAGCACTCGATAGACACCACGGGGTATAGCAACTGGGTAGTTCGCCGGATGCTGTCTCTCCTGCTGAGGGTGGATGCGGACCTGATGGCGCAGCTACAGGTATCTCTGCACGATCTGACGCCAGAGGCCTTCAGCGTCCAGCGCCTGGAGGGGCTTCTGGTTTCTGTCAGGGCACTCAATCGGCAGTTGTACGAGCAACTGCAGGCTGAGCTGACCCAGGAGCTTCGAGGCTTTGCGGCGGCTGAGGCCGGCTATCACCAAGCTCTGTTTCAGACGGTGCTGCCGCCTCAGATCAGCGTCACGACTGTGACCATGGAGCAGGTCTACTCGGCAGCCTTCTCGCGCCCATTTCAGGGCCGGCTGCTGAGCGAGTGGATCCAGAGCCTGGAGCAAGGCCAGGCAGTGCGGATCAGAGACACCATCCGCATGGGCTACGTGGAAGGCAAGACGATTTCCCAGATGGTCCGGGAGATCAGGGGCACCAAGGCCCAGGACTACAAGGACGGGATCCTAGAGATTGACCGTAGAAACGCGGAGGCGGTGGTCAGGACTGCTGTCAGCCACACCGCTGCGAGCGCTCGGGATGCTTTCTACGAAGCCAATGCCGACCTCATCAAGGGCGTGGTGTGGAAGTCAACCCTAGACAGCCGCACCTCACACACTTGCTTCCCTGGATCGACGCTCCCCCTTCCTATCGGCAACCTGCTGGGCATAAGCAGAAGGCTTTGGAATGGTGATGTTGTCGTCGTCACTACAGCCAGTGGCAAGAAGCTCCGCGCCACCCCAAATCACCCGGTACTGACGGCGCGAGGCTGGCGAGCTATTCAGGAATTGCAGCCAGGCGCAGATGTCTTGTATCGAGTCACTGGTGATGTCGGACGCGTCCCGTCCACCAAAGACGTAGAAATGCCAGCCTCTTTCAGCACAATCTTTGATTCGCTGAACAAACCAGCCTTCAGTGATGTATTTGTTGAAAGTACCTCGGAGATTGATTTCCACGGCGACGGCATGGCTGGGTATCACGAAGTCAATCAGCCCCGTTCCGAGTGCGACCTGAGGCTTGCTTTGGAAGCCGCGTTCGGCGAGCAGGTCACGAAGCAACTGCTCGTTTTCGTTGGAGTGCCCGGCCGCCTCCCGAGCGAGAGAAAGCCTAAGCCTGTCCTCGTAGGTCTTGGTCTCGTCAACGTGCCCCCTGAGTTCGGCGCCAGACCTATTGAGGATGGAGTAAAGCCCGGACTTGCTGACCTTGGCTATCCGGCAGATGTTTGCAGGCTTGGTGCCGGCGACGAACATCTCAATGATCTTCGCTTCATCCGCGCGGCGTGTCATATCGCCACGACCAAGAGCGGGCATGACGCCAGCGCCCTTAAGGATGCGCGTCACGGTGGTGGTCGTGACTCCGTAGAGACGACCGATAGATGCTGCGGACTCCCCTCCGGCGTAGCGCCTGATGATGTCGTTTCGGTGGAGAGAGAGTTTTTCTCGGGGCATGTGTTTAACCTTTCAACAAGTACCGAATCGTACATTGCTGATGGTTTTGTTGTCCACAATTGCCGAATAAGGGATGGGAAGCAGTACACACAGGGCGACCACAAGCCCATCGGCCACAAGCTGCCCTGGCTCTCTGGCCCCGGCAAGGCTCACTGGGGATGCCGCAGTACCTCAAGCCCTGTGGTCAAGAGCTGGAAAGAGTTGACCGGCGTCGATGTGGCGGAGTTCACCCCCTCGCAGCGCGCCAGCATGGACGGGGCTGTGCCTGAGGACACCACCTATGCCGACTGGATCAAGAAGCAGAGCGCTAGCCGGCAAGACGAGATCCTGGGCCCGGCACGCGGGAAGCTGCTCCGCGAGGGTGGGCTGAGCCTGGATCGCTTCGCGAATGACCGCGGACGCTGGTTGACTTTGTCGGAACTGGAAGAGCGCAACGCTTCGGCATTCAAGCGGGCTGGACTACAGTAGGGGGATATGTCCCTCAAGCTGGTTCCTCCTGCACCAAAGCCCGAGCGCAGCAAGCGCCAGGAGGTGCTGGACCGCTTGGCAGAGACGAATCATCCCGAGCTCTTGACGTGTCCACGATGCGGGGCGGCTGAGTTCCTGGAGACTCGAGTTGGCCTCACACGAGGCGCCAAAGCCAAGCCCAAGGGCGGCACCAAAGCACTTATCTGCCTGCACTGCTTTGTGCTCAGGCATCAGAGAGTAGAAATCACCTAACCCCAGAGGCCCGCCAAGCGCGGGCTTCTTCATTTCCGGCCCCCTCGGCGCAAGCCCTGGGGGCTTTTTCGTTGCCCCAATGCGGACGCAGAGGGGAGTTCAGGGCGGAAGCCCTATCGCACCGATGGCGGATGCCTCGGCAAAACCCACCTACTGCTATGCCCTTCAAATTCGACGCAAACGGAAACATCGTCACCCAGGAAGTCAGCGGCCAGAAGCTGCCGGTCTTCGTCCAAGCGGACGGCACCGAGTCTGCATTCGACGCTGAAAGCACCCTGGGCACCATCAAGCGCCTGAACTCCGAGGCCAAGACCCACCGCGAGGCCAAAGAGGCGGCCGAGAAAGCACTCAAGGGCTTTGAGGGGATCGCTGACCCCTCGGCGGCCCTCAAAGCCCTGGAAACGGTCAAGCGCCTGGACGAGAAGAAGCTGGTGGATGCCGGCGAGCGCGACCGCGCTATCGCGGAGGCCGTGAGGTCTGTCGAAGAGAAGTACGCCCCCATCGCTCAGAAGGCCCAGGAGCTTGAGGCTCAGCTGAACTCTCACCTTATCGGTGGTGCGTTCGCTGGCTCCAAGTTCATCGCCGACAAGTTCGCCGCTGGCGGCCCCGCTGGGGTCGAGATTGCGCGAGCCCTGTTCGGCAACGCCTTCAAGGTCGAGGAGGGCAAGCTGGTCGCCTACGGCTCGGACGGCAACAAGCTGTATTCCCGAGTCCGCCATGGCGAACTGGCAAACGCAGAAGAAGCCATCGAGCTGCTGGTCGATGCCTACCCGCACAAGGCCCACATCCTCAAGGGCACTGGTGCGAACGGTGGCGGCGCGCAGAACGGCGGCGGCCAAGGTGGCAAGCGAACCATGACCCGGGCCCAGTTCGACGCCCTCCCGCCCAACGAGCGGGCGACGGCGCTCAAGGACACGACCCTGGTTGACTGACCAACTCCCCCAAGCAATCGAGGCCCGGTAACCCCGGGCCTTTTTCATTTCTGAAAGGTCATCACCATGCCCAACACCTTGACCGGTCTGACGACCACTCTCTACAACGCCATGGACGTTGTGTCCCGTGAGCTGGTGGGTTTCATCCCCGCCGTCTCCTCGGATATGACCTACGAGCGCGCCGCTGTCGGCCAGACCGTGAGCTCGCCTGTGGTCCCGGCTTCCACCGCCACCGACATCACGCCGGCCGTGACCCCGCCCAATGACGGGGACCAGACCATCGGCAACGTGCAGATGACGATCAGCAAGGCCCGCCGAGTGCCTATCCGCTGGAACGGCGAGGAAAAGCTGGCCCTGGACAACAACGGCGCCAGCTACAACGTCATCCTGTCGAACCAGATCCAGCAGGGCATGCGCACCCTGGTGAACGAGATCGAGGCTGACATTGCCCAGCTGCATCTGCGCGCCTCCCGCGCCTATGGCACCCCCGGCACCGCCCCCTTCGGCACTGCTGGCGACCTGAGCGACACGGCCGGCGCTCTGCGCATCCTGGAAGAAAACGGCGCACAAGGCCTGGACTTCCAGATGGTGCTCGGCACCGCCGCCATGTTCTCGATGCGCGGTAAGCAGTCGGGCCTGTTCCGTGTGAACGAGGCCGGCCGCGAGGACATGCTGCGCAACGGCATGACGGACCGCCTGCAGGGCTTCGCGCTGCGCCAGTCCGCCGCTGTGCGCAACCACACGAAGGGAACCGCCTCGGGCGCCACGACCAACACGGCTGGCTATGCCATCGGCGCGACCGTGATCACTCTGGCCTTGGCCGGCACCGGCACCATCCTGGCCGGTGACGTGATCCAGTTCACTGGTGACACCAACCAGTACGTCGTGGCATCGGGCGACTCTGACGTGTCCAACGGCGGCACGATCACCCTGGCGGCTCCTGGCCTGCTGCAGGCGATCCCCGCAGCTGCGACCAACATCACCGTGCGCAACAACTCGGCGCGCAACATGGCTTTCGCCCGCTCGGCCATCGCCCTGGCCACCCGCGCCCCGGCCCTGCCTGCTCAGGGTGACTC